CTATCCACCGATTGGGTTACTAACAAAGTCATTAAAGGCCTCATCGGATATGCCGTCGGGCAAAGCTGGTATCTGTATCCATTTTCCCTCTGAGCTGTCACTGAGATGCTCTAGGCGCTTCCACACGGTTCCATCTTCGGCCAATGCAAAAAAAAGATGTATACGGCTGCCTTCATAGGGGGAAGAAACTGCTATCTGTACTATTTTGCTAGGCATATAACCTCCTTGTTGAATGAGCGCCTATCATATCCGGTAAATATGACATTTTGTTACTGGGGTATTCCACCATTGGTGGAAACCTCTCGATTTCAAATCCGAAAGTCGCATTTCAGATGCGGGTTGCTTTACCCGCCAATGGCGGACACTCACTCAATTTGAGTAAGTCACACATCCATCGCTCGGTACGGGTCCAGCAGCCGTTTGTAGGTCAGGTTATCCACCGACCGGTTCTCGATCTTGCTTTCCCGATTCTCGTACAGATCGCCTACGGCTAGCAGGATCGCTGCGGTAACGGGCGCCGGCGTCGGAATTGGCATGGCAGCCAGATTCAGATAGTCCAGCACACCAGCGGTCGCCGCATCAATGTAGGTCTGGATCAGCGTGTCTTCAAAGTCGTGATCGACGCGCATGTGCTCTTTAGCTTGGGTTACATCAACCATTGTTTACTCCGGTTTCAGCCATGACTGTAATCATGGTCTTGTCGTTGTTTGGCAAAATGCCATTAATATTGAATATCTGGTCATCCAGCAGGACGCGATAGGATGATTTCAGGCCCGGTATGTACCGCATGATGATTTTCCATGTCGTGCCTGCCTGTTCAGTGCTGGAGGCGAAAAACTCCCGGCCACTGATTCCCTGAACCTGCGCCCAGGTGATAGCCACCGTCTCCCAGCTTAGAATCGGCTGGCCGGTGGGTCCCGATCCTTCTACCTGTTTCTGAATCGTTATTCGGTGCTTCAGTTTGCCTATATCCATGTCAGTTCCTTAAATAATAGTTGGCGGCCACCGATGGCGGAGAATCGCACCCAGGATTAAAGGGCCAATAAATTCCATCGCGCCGCCTGACGGGGTTTTCGCTAAATGAGGCACTCACCGTCTGATCCTCATCTACCCTCTCCGCTTGCAAGCCTACAAGCGGTCCCCGGTAGCTGGGGAGAACATCATGCAAAATCGAATTCATACGCTTCATATGTCTGTTCCACTTCGGCGCCACCAGCAGCACCGAAAGCCATTGCCATCGCTTGCATACCGTCAATGCGGCCCGTTGCTCGGCCCTTGTCCAGTTTGCGATTGCCGGCTGGGTCTTTCGTTACTACAGCATTGGCAGCGCACATAGTCAGGACCGGATGCATCGCATGAGCCACGCGGCCATTGAGCAATTCAGCTTCCACGGCATCCAGGCCGGGGACATATCCTTAAACCCTTGTCCGAATGGCATCAACGGCAACGTCACGCCCAGCCGTTCAAACTCACGCATCATCAGGTCCATGCGCCAGCGGTCATACGCAATGGCTTGGACGTTCAAGTCAGCCAGAATCTCGACAATCTGCATCGCCACATATTCGTAATCCACGGTTGCGCCTGGTGTCGTGTGCAATAGCCCTTGTCTGGCCCATACGTCATACGGGCTTCTGTCTTTGTGCGCTCGATCCGCTATTCCTTGCTCGGGTGTCCAGAAATGCGGGACTGTCTGCCAGACACCATCCACTTTGCCGATAATGACCAAGGCGGTCAGGTCGGTACGGGCAGACAGGTCCAGGCCGGCATAGACAGGGGTATCCTCAAAATCAAGGACACTACCACCACACGACTTCCACACATCGGGGGAAACAAACGGGCTTTCGGTCGATACCCTTTGATTGAGCAGCAGATTACGGGCGCTGTTCTCCATTGATGGCATCCGCTGCGCCTGCTTCATCTGTTCGGCCAGATCATCTTCAGAGCGGAATAATCCGAGTGCTGGGTTTGCCGCTTCCCATGCCGATTTATCCATCAGATCGCAGCCTTCTGGTGCCGCATACACATGAGACACAATCCGGGGATCGTCGGACGTTTTCGCGTCATCCAGCCAGATAGACAACAGATCGGCATCGGTGGCGGCCTGGGTACTGATAATCAACAGCAACGGGTTTGCGTGTGCGCCCTGACTGGTCGTGATCGCATCAATAAAGTCAGACTGCGGGCCGCGTACCTGGCCCATTTCATCAAGGATAGCCAGGACCGGGGAAAGGCCGTGGGCGGTCTTGCCATCAGCAGCAAGAGCCCTGTATTCCGTGTTCATATTCAGACCCAGCAGGCGTTTGCCGCTCGGGACAATGCGCACGATCTTGGCCAGTTTCGGGGATAACTGAACCATCTTGGCCGCCAGGTTGAAAACCAAAGCAGCCTGATCGCGGGACATGGCACCAGACACGATCTGACTGTTCAGTACCGCTTCGGGTCCGACCAAGTGAGCCAGCAGCAGGCCAGCAATCAGGCCGGATTTACCGTTTTTCCTGGCAATGCTCAAATAGGCCCGGCGGGTGCCTGCGGGGTTGTCGTAAACAGCCCGGATAAATTCTTTCTGAAAGTCAGCCAGTACCAAGGGCTTACCGACGTGCGCACCGTCCGGCGTCACGCAGTATTTTTCGATAAACTGAATCACTTTCCCGGCGCGTGTCATTTAACGGCCCTCAGACGTGGGATAAGGTCGTCGTCATCGTCCTGACGGGCATCACGCTCCAGTTTGGCAGCATCCACAGTATCAGCAGACCGTCCCACCGTAGCCAGGGCATGAACCTGCAATACACGGGTCAATGCGATGGCGCGTTTACTCAGTGTCTCCAGCATCTGCGCAGCAGGATTGATCTTGCCCTCGATCACATAACCATCTACATCAATCTGGCGTTGCAGTTCCTCAATATCGGATTGCGCGCGTGCCAATTGCGCAGCACTCACCAGATCAACATCAGTCCAGTTATCCCTGGCTTTGGATAGGACGATACGGTCCCAAAATGGGCGGTCTGCGGGTCGCAACGTGATACAGTCTGGCGGGTCCAGGGGCGGCATTGCAGCGTTCTGGGCGGCCTCTACGGCAGCTTGGCGGTATCTGTACGGGCGCGTTTGTCAGTCGTTTTCATAGTCGACCTTTGCAGTCAGCGTTAAATGAACACTGGAGGGGCGGTCTAGCGCCATCGGTTGCTGGTGATTTTTTCCACGCAGCCGGCAGCCCATCCACATCGCATCCCTGATTCACGCGCTTGCCGTGGTCAGCAGCAGTCTTGAGCGAATGGCACGCATGGCACAGCCCCGCTAGGTTCTCGGGTCTGTTATCACTTGGATCACCACTCACATGATCCACATCAGTTGCAGGTGTCACGATGCCACGCTCATTGCAATGGCGACACAATGGCTCTTGGGACAGCACCACAGCACGCAGCGCTGCCATCTGCTACTGTTCAGGGGTATGGTGCGGCGTGGGTCAGCATCGCGCCCTGTGCTCTTGGAGCGGCGTTTCAACTGTTCTTCCACAATTGAACCCATCACCGGTAATCTAGGCTTGAGTGTCGGTAGCTTTGGCATCGTCAATTCCCTTAATGGCTGGCAGGTTCTCCAGGCGGCGCGCTTCACTTTTCAGCATCCAGCCAGCATCAATACCTGATTTATAGAACTCTGCGCGAGCGGTGCTATCACCACGCAATAGACCTTCCACGCTGTGCTCTGGCTTGTATCGTTTGCGGCCTGCCTGTGTGAGCAGTTGCTTTGATATGGCCTGTTCCCATGCCACCAGGTGCCGGCGTAAGCATAGGGTCACAAACTGTCTGGCAAGCTCTACTGAGTTGGAATAGTTCGCACTCTCCATGCTCTGAGCAATCACAGGCGCACTCGGAATAGTCGGCATACTTCAATCACTGAGAACTTCCGGGCCTCGATCCATTCGGCATCCTCAAGGGACATGGATATGGTCTGGTACTCGACACCCTGATCCAAGATGGCAGTCTTGCCGGCATTGGCGCCACCACTGTATTGACTATCCCAGGACGTTTTCAGACCTGTACGCTGTTCTGGCTTCAGGTGCTGTGGGAATTTGAGAATGCCAGACAGCCGGGTGCCGTTACTGAATGTCGCGTTACCGTGATCTCGTTCAGCAATGGACAGCTCGATCGTTTCCCGGCTGGCCTGTATTGGAGACACGCCCATCAGCACATCATCACCGGCGCGGTGTTTCAGGTGGAATACTTCATCTTGCAGCAGCTTGTGTACTGTGCCTTTGTGGTCTGAGTACTCGTAGATCAGGCCGGTGGCAGTGCGCAGGATAGACACGCGGTCCGGGTGGATCGGGTGCAAGGCAGTGACCTGGCCATCCCATCCACGTTCTATGCGAGCGTAGGCATTGCCTTTGAGCAGTACGCAGGCCATCATCCACTCTCGGAACTCCAGGGCGGTCTGGTGCGGGTTTGCAATGTCGTGGAGAACACCGTACAAGGAATGATCTTTTGCCTTGGTGCGGGCATCGTCACGTTCGTACAGGTGCAATGGCAGGCTGGCTATCGTCTCGCTGATTGCGCTGGTGCAAGCGTAAACGGCGCTTACTGATTGCGCCGTCTTGTCGTTTACTGGTCCGGATCGTAGGGCCTGCCAGTTCTCCCAATAATTATCACCATCGGCGCGTTTCTCGAAACCGAATCGGGAAAGTAGTTTTTTTATCATAGTGTTTCCATCCACAGCTTACGCAGGTGCGCATCGCATGATTGCTTGACCATCGCGTCCAGGCTGCGCAAGGCAACCGTGGTCTGCGGATAGGCTGGGTTCGCTGTCAGGGTAATTTCGGCCAGATCCACGTCCAGCAGTTCGCGGGTGAATTTGTCGCCTGCTACCCATTTATCGGATCGGGTCGTGAAACCGAATGAGCACCCGGCAATATCGCCGCGGCGAATCAGTTCGGCCACATCGCGGCCATGCGTGGTATCTGGTAAATCCAATTCAAAGGCTAGGCCTTTGTCATCCTCACGCAATGACAGCGTACCGGCTCGGGTCGTACCCAACAGTTTTCCGGCGTCATGATCGAATAAGGCGCGAATGCTGGACTCAACCAATGAGCGGCGAAAGGCACCTTTCCTGACCACTTCCCGAAATTCGCCTAAATCAGTTGGTGAATCAAACAAGGCGGCATAACCCCAAACGCGGGACCGTGTAGCCTTAATCTCATTGCTTGTTCGTAGTTCCAGCATTCGCATTACTCCTTATGCGCCAGATGCCACTGTGACTTTGACGAAAGCCTCAGGGTGTCGTACAGCAGCACCAGCAGTCATCATTGCCCGAACCAGCACGTTACCTTTTGAGTAGCAGTCTCTGCGTATGGATTGACCAGAATATCCACTTCGGACCAGACACCCAGCAGCATTTGTGAGAAGTCACCCAACAGCAGAGTGTCAGCCGGCATCTGGTTTGTGATACTGGCTGGCACATCCCCGATACTGCCAGTCGTGGCAAGGTAGTTTCCTGTACCGGTTTCTTTCTGAGTACCGCGCAGCAGCTTCATTACTGTGGGGTTGGTCAGGTAGCGATAGCCCGTCACATTCAGCACATCAAGCATGTCAGACAGTTCTAGGATTTCAGCCCAGGTCGGTACAGCGGACAATGTGCCAGTCTGGATTCCTACTGTGTTCAGGATGCCCAGCGGGTCTTTGACGCCTGAACCGTTAATCAGGGCCGTGTCCAGTGCTTGAGCCATCACGGCGTTCAGATCATCACGCACCAGGCCGTTAATGTCAGGCTGGATTGTTGGATCAACTGCCGGGACAGTTCAGTCAGCGCGCCCACATGTTTCGGCTCCAGGCGAACGTCATCGAAAGACATGTCGCTGGCGGTCAAGGCTTCGTTTTCAGAAACCCAGCCGGCAATCAGTGAAGCGCCATGCTTTGGCACCACCACATCGCCACGAAGGCCAGTCAGAGTGCGAACACCCATTGAACGCATCAGCAGGGAATTACGCAGGGGGCCAATGTATTGATCGGCGCGGAAGTCATCAGGGGTAATCTCGGCTGCGGTCGTGGTCGTTGATACGCGAGTCTCGAAAGCAGACATCGGGACATACACGCCCTCGGCTTTGCGGCCATTGCGAACCTCAGCCTCTTTGTTGAACTCGGCCAGTGCACCAGATACACCGCCACCCATCTGACTGCGGATCGCGTCCAGTACGGTAATGCGTTGCTCGACTTTGGCGAATGCGGGGTCAGGTTTTGCGCCACGCTCAATGTCAGCCAGGAAGGCGGCACGTTGCTCTTGGGCTTCCAGGGATTGATGGTGGATTTCATTGCATCGAATGATGCTGATTCATCGCAAGACAAATCGCGTTTTTCAGCAGCAGCTTTGTCCAGCAGTGTGCGCATCTGCGCGGCGGTTTGGGCTTTGGATTCCCGGATTTCAACAATGTTCATTGGTCAGTACCTTTCTTTACGTAAATAGGTAGCTGATAAATATCATGTATTCCTTAATGGAAAGAGGCTCTTTTTATGGGATGGATGGTACTGGATTGGAATGGAAATATCGCCGTTGTTTTTTGTGCGTAGTCCCATATTCGGGACACCCTGTCCGCGATTCGGGACTGTGGGCGCAACATGACATTGCGTGACATCACCGTGATAGGACGGATTACGGCCTAGTACGTAATCCGTCCACCATTGGTGGTTGGACTACTTCGTGGGCCGCACTACCAGATAATCCGCATCGCCAAATAGGATTTGTCCGCTATATTCGTAGCCTTCCTGATCGCAAAATGCCTTTACTGCTTCCCCTTTCGTGTCCCCGTAGGGTGCCAAGTCCGTATGTGCGACCCAAAATAGGTTTACGTCCATACCGTCGACCCGCAATGCTGTAATTCGTGGTTTATTCATCGTTATTTCCTTGTACAGATGGCTGTATATATAAAGTCACCGAAAATCGGTAATATCAAAATGGCGTTTTGTGCTTGTATTGAACCGAAAATCGGTCAATAGGAGGGGTTCATATTACCGAAAATCGGTTCAATGGAGCCTTCCTATTGACCGAAAATCGGTCAGTCATTTTGTTTTTCATCCCATAGTAAAAATGAGTCTTTTACAAAATCTACCGGCTTGAGATCCATCTCTGGAGTGTAATCCAATGGGCGCCATGTCAGGCCGTACCATGCGCCACGCCTCGGAAGGCAGGGTAGCCGTGTCATTTGGATGAAACGCCTGTCTTGGAGTTCCTGCCGCGCTCGACTTAAAGTATCGTTGCTGTTCCAGCCGCGCTTTTTCAGTGCTGTGAGAGTAACGTGTATCTGGCCATTGTTGTTGCCATTGTAGAGGCGCATTACTTCCAGCAGCAGGCGTGTCCCGGCACCCGACAGGCTGGCAAATGCCGGGCAGTCCAACACCTTGTGAGGCACCGCGCAGAAGCGGCCACCTATCGGGTGTTCTGATCGTTTGTGACGTGCCATTCATCGCGTCCCCCGCAGTAAAAAGTACCGTTTTACGCGGGTCGGTTTGAATCGGGTCTCGACAACTTCCCATTGGCTGTATATGTTGTGACCGTCCTTGCGCAGGTCGGCAATGGTGGAATGAAGGCAATGATCGCCAATGCGCTCGGCCTCAAAACGGTTCAGGCTGCGGTCGTGGAGTGTGCCAAGGATAGATGCTTTCTTGGTGATGGTAGCCATGTCACACCTCGCCACGGCTTTTCTTGATCTGTTCCTGTACCCAGGCTTCCACCTCGGACAGTAACCAGCGTTTGGAACGATCACCGATTGAAATGGGGCGGGGGAATCCCTCGCTTGCCATTTTGTTATAGATCGTTTGGGTAGACCGGTAGCCGGTCTGCTTCTTCACATCACCGATGTTGAGTAATATAGTTTGATTCATAATAAATCCCGTTAATAAGCGTTAGTGGAACTACGGGATTGATTATGTATTTGTGTAGATAAATCAGATAGATAGCTGAACCGGTACGGTGCGCACTATGCCGGTAGAATGCTCACTGTACCGGTAGGGTGATGGTTTCTTTTTCCCACTCGCGGCACCAGTCCTCGACTTTCTTGGTGCTAGTCAATTTCTCGACTTTATCCATCATGTCTCTTGCAAATGCCGCCTTGCTTTTGTACTGTGATTTATCGGCCTGCCAATTTTTCCAGCATTCTTTTATGAACTGTTTTTCTTGCTGTTTTGGGTCTTTGGCCAATTTTTTTGCTATTGCGCTTTTGCCGATTTTTGATAAATTTCGCGCAACGTTATTTTCAATATCGTCTTGTGAAGTAACCGAGTTCAGGCACAAAAATAATTGGGTTTGCATGCTCAGAGGATTATCTCGAAGAAATTCCAATAGCTCTTGTCGGGCAGCCGAACCTATTTGTGGGTCATAATTTTTCCCCCACACTTGTTTAGATACCTCCCTGTATCGAGCATATGCGGCCTTGTATTCTCGTATCTGATCGAAAGCCGTGTTAATTCGCTTATACATCAGATCTATTTCTTCGCCGTAGAGCTGAAACATTTTCTCTGGATTGTTCCGATATTTAAAGGCTTCTAAAGCTAAATCTCTCTCTTCTTCAGATCTAAAAAAAACAAATGAGGACCACGCATCACTATTGGCATCATCGCCAATAAGGCTCACAATTTCCAAGGTTTCAGAATCAGATAATTTCCGGTCGGCCTTACGAGTTGAATTTTTTTTCTTTTCCATTTTTCAGTCCTCTACAAAGTCCGTTCAATAGGTGCCAGCGCCAGGCCGGTGGACTATACCGGTTTTTCCTCCCGTCGGAGTAGGCGCTGGGCTTAGGGGATCAAGTGCGGCGGTAGACTTCCACGTCGCGAACATCCAGTGTTTCTACAGCATCAGGTTCACACTTTTCTAACTCTACGAGTTTTGCTATCGCCTCCCCACTGGTGTCACCCAGCACATAAGTTATGCGACCATTTACCTTCAAAGAATATTCTGTCATTTCTGTACTCCTTACGCCGTTTGCTCGTTGACTGATTCTTTTAGCTTATCCAGATACTTAGCCGTTGAGCTAATCGCTGAATATCCAGAGTCACCCTCTACTAAAAGCGTGGACAAGAAATACTCTGTTGTTGTGTCTTGCCCGTTTTCGAGCCGATCTCTTAACGCGATCGACAGCGCAACACTTCTTTCCGCTTCATATTTCGCGGTTTCTAAGCTCTCGCGCAGCACGTTCAGTTCTTCTACATCTATACTAATGGTAGCCATGGTTCTACTCCTTATAAGTAGGGTTGTGGTTAGGTCTGGTCGGTAGGCTAATACCGGTCAGGCCGCATTAAAATGAATCACATCGGCGCCTTTCTGCTCCAGAACGTTGTACAGCTTGAGCAGGGCAGATCGCTTTTCTGGTAAATAATCATAAGCATCATAGTGCTTGGCCTGTACCCCGGTTATGCCATGCGATTGCAAACGCCCCCGGATTTCTTTACTTACCCCCAGGCTTGCCAATAGCGTCTCTACGCCGCTTCTGATCTGTTTGGGCTGGAAGGTTGGCAGCACATCAGCAACAGCAGCTTGCGCCCAGCCGGACAGGGTGGCGTTACTGATATGGGTTCTCCCGTTCTCAGTGCTCAGGGCATACAGCCCCATAGGGCCGGCTTCATCAAGTGCTTTTCGGGCTGCGGGGATCAACGGCACGATATGCTGTCTCACTTCGCCCCCGGGCCTGCCTTTGCCGTCATACAAGGTAATGTGTTCTTTTGTAATGTCGGCAGTGAGCAGGGCCACCAGTTGCTGGATCCGCTGGCCACCAGTGAGCAGATGCAAACGGATCACGGCACCACGCAGGCCAGGAACGTCCTTTATGGTCTGCCAGTAGGTAATCAGATCGGCCTTGTGCAATGGGCGCTTGTCTGCTTGGTTCGATTTCTTATCAGGCTTGGTGTCAGATGCGGGATTGAAGTTGATCTTGTAATTCTTGAAGGCCACCGGTATTGAAGCGTCCAGCCGCGCATCTTTGGCAACCTGGAAAGCAGCCCTGATATAGGATCGGACCTTATTGGCTGTGCGTCCTTTGCCTGCCTCATGTACTTTGCGAATAATATTCACCACGTCATCGGGTGTCAGGGAAGTGGCGGGTAGGGCGGCCAGATCCGGCCAGGCATCGATTACATGGCGGGTTAACACGTTCCGGGCTTCACGGTGGGATATGCGCCCCAGCTTTTCGAGATAATCGCTGTACGCCAGACACAATTTCTTGACTGTCCATTCTTTGGCCTCGACCTTCGCCTGATACTGGCCGCGCTCCCGTTCTTTCTTTTCGTCTAGCAGGGCAGGGTAGCCACCGGCATCTTTGTTTTCCAGATGCGCATGTGCTATTTCTTCGGCTTTGCGAATGGCGGCAGGAATGCTGTACCCCAAAACCGTGGGTTTCAGCGACTTGGGCGGCGCACGGTCATCGAATAGGCCAATCGGGACACGAACTTGTTTGCCGTTCAATTTGCTGCGCCAATAGAATTGGATGGCTCCGGTAGATAGCAGGCGCGCTTCCAGGCTGCCGGCCACTTGTATGGCGCACAGCTTGCGGAATTTTCCCGGTTCTAAATCCTTTATTGCCTTGTACATTGCGCATTATCCAATCGGGTGAACTGTTACCCCCAATCCCCTTGCCAAGCTGGTTACCCTTTGGTTACCCTTTGGCGTTGGATGGGTTTAAGTCGCTAATTTATCAGATTGGAAATTAAAGTCAATGTTTATGCGGGTTTTGAGACTTCCATTAAAATCCAATGAAGCTCAGTTTGCCTTAGTATTTCAAGGACTCATAATCCTTTGGTCGCTGGTTCGAGTCCAGCCGGGGGGACCAAGAAAGTACTTTAGAATCAAGTAATTAGCCGCTCCGTCAAGCGGCTTTTTTCTTGTCTGAGTCCTTGGTGTGGCGTAAGTGTGGCGTAAATTCCGTCGCATTGACGTAATTTGCCAAATGGCCAGCATCCAAATGGGCATACTTCTGCACCATCTCGATAGTTTCCCATCCCCCCAATTCTTTGAGCACCATCAGCGGCGTGCCCGATTGGACATGCCAACTTGCCCAGGTATGACGCAAGTCATGGAACTTGAGCGGTTTGATGCCCGACAAAATGGCCGCGCGATCTAGCGTGCGTTTATCTACTTGGGTCACACGTTTGCCGCTTTCGCGTGTGAAACAATATCGGCGACCAGATCGACGCTATTTACAAAGGCTTCATGCACTTAAAGAAGCGCGGAACGAAGTTCCCACCCGAAACGATGGCCTGGTTGGATCAGGTCACCAAAGTCAAAGAAACTTTCAATACCGGCACGCCGAATGGTATGGATGACCGATTAGCGCGTCTGGCGCGGGCAAAGGAGGTTCTATGCTGAACTGGCAGATCGGATGGAAAGGCTATGCGATTGGCGCTGGCCTAGCTCTGGCGGCCGCGTGGGGCTATGGCCAGTGGCAATACCATGCCGGCCATGCCGCAGCCGAGCAGGAACGTGCGGTGACCGACCTGAAACAGTACAAACAGGCCGCCAATGATCTATTGACCGCCACTCAGGCCGCGCAGCCGGTTCTGGACGGGATGCAATCCAAATTCACCACATTCCAAGAGGCGTATAAAAATGAAATGCGTATCAACCCTATTGATTGCGTCGGTACTGATGGCCGGCTGCGCTCAATCCTCGATCTCTACCCGGCCACCACTACCAGGCGGAATGACTGAATGCGTCGAGCCAAAGCCGCCGAAGGATGCGCTTTACGATTCGATCGCTCTGGCGCTGGGAGATGCAATTACACGATTCTACGAGTGCAAGGTCAAGCATGACTTTGTTGTAAAGCAGTGGTGAGCATCCAAGCGGAGCTATCTACTATATTGTTCCCTCTGTTCCGATCCATATGTTTTCGTTGATGCTGAGAAACTCAGGGGTCATTACCGAGTTTAAATATCTATATTGGCATTCAGGTTTTCCAAACTCCACCGGTTCGCATACCAATTGCGCGCGGTATCCAAAACACGTTGCATACCCAAGTTGTAAACCACCACTAATTTCGGGAAAATCTTCTGAATCTATAGCCGCTTTAATTGCTCGCCTTGGCGCTCTTTCTGTTGGAGAGCCTGCCCGTGATTTGCTGATTTCATTCAATAATAGCTCATGCATCTCAGACTTTTTGCTTCCTAAATAGATATATGTTCCAGCTTTCAGATCGTTTAATACCTCAGTGTGAAATTGCATGCCGTCTGTCTCGGTAGATATGGTGGAAAATAGCGCAACAGAGAATTTTTTTTCCACATGACAATACCCAAATATCGCGATTTCGAATCCTTTACCCTGCACATAGCCATATTCATTCCACGTTTTTTTAACAAATGTCCCTATGTATGTCGCTATTTCACTTAAGGATGGTACGGTCTTATTCAAGCTGATCAAATTTGTGATTAACGGCATGACTTCGAGGTATACATTTTGTGCAATGAGTGTGCTTCCAGCAAACGCCAATGCGACCGTATGTTCGTAGTATGGGAACGTAAAAAAGCCGTCAGGACCTGGTGCACGGCATATAACCGGAAGTGTTAGTATCTTAACCCCTGAACCCATACTTAATGTGTTCCCCGTGGATATGCCGGAGTCTCCCGCCGCTTGCAATCTCACTATTTCAGATCCTTCAAACTCCGGCCAAATATATATTGCAGTCAT